ATCTTAATACCCCTGTAGATTTAACAGGTATTCAAATCATATCTAATATAGGAAATCCTTTAATAACTGCGTGGTCTAATGTAGATCCAGATGTCAATAATACGTGGACTGAAGTAAATACAGAAGACACTAATACTTGGATAGAAGTTGATATCGCAGCATAGAGGAGTTATAATATAGGAATTATGCCATCTACATATTCACAAGATTTAAAACTAGAACTCATGGCTACTGGCGAAAACGCTGGTACATGGGGAACAAAGACTAATACCAATTTAAATTTAATTCAACAAGCAATTGCAGGGTATCAAGAAATTGATGTTGCATCAGCTGATGTTGCACTTGCTATGTCTAATGCTTCTATTTCAAATGCAAGAAATATGGTACTTAAATTTACAGGTACTCTTACTGCTAATAGAACGGTTACCCTTCCTAATTCAATAGAAAAATTTTATGTGATTGTTGATGGTACTACACATGGTGCTTATACATTAACTTTTAAAACAGTTTCAGGAACAGGGTTTACTTGTGTACAAGGTAAAAGTCATTTTTGTTATTCAGACGGAACCAATGTAAATTTAATTTCAGGAGCTCAACTTGCAAATATTACTTTAGATGCAGTATTAGATAACGGAAACGTTTCTGATGGAACTATTAATGTATCTAATATTACAGTTTCTGTAGCTACTACAACAAACACAATTTCAGCGAGTGGAGCTATTACAGGAGGAACTAGTTTAACTATTAATGATAATATTACATCTACCACAGGAGATATTACAGCAACTGCTGGAGACGTTAGTGATGCTAAAGGAGAGATAAGACTTGTTCCTTTGTTATCTGTAAGTTCAAGAACTTTAGCGGTTACTGATCATGGTAAAGTTATTTCTGCAACTTCAACCATTACAGTTCCACCAAGTGTTTTTTCTGCAGGACAAACCGTCACTATTTATAATAATTCAGTATCCAATATTTCAATTAGTAGAGGAAGTGGTGTAACCATGTATTGGGCTCAAACAGGAGCTGATGCTAACCGAACGTTAGCTCAAAGAGGAGTAGCAACTATTCTTTGTGTTGGATCAAATACATTTGTTATTACAGGTGGAACATTAACGTAAGGAGGCAACCATGACTCATTATGCTTTATTAGCAGGTGCTGGTGGCTGGTTTCCTACAATCGCAACAGGCGGAAGTATTTCTACAGAAGATATTGGTGGTGTTAATTATCAAGTTCATACCTTTACCTCAAGCGGAACTTTAACTATTTCAAATGCAGGATCTTTAGCAAAGATTGAAGCTTTTCTTTGGGGAGGCGGTGGAGGTTATGGAGGTTTTACAGATACTACTGGAGATCCAGGTCGAGGAGGACGTAATGGTGGTGGCGGAGGTGGAGCTGCTTATGCTAGGAATTTAGGAATTGCAATTAATAATGAGAATTTAACCATCTGCGTTGGAGGTGCAGGCGGCGGCGGTGTATTAGGGGCTAACAATAATGGTGGTGCTGGAGGTGATGGTGTAGATATTAGTGGCACTGATTATTATTTTGGAGCTACAGGTGCTTATGGAACCGTTCCTTTCTCTGGAGGCGGAGGAGGAGGTGGAGGTGCTTCTGCTATTATTAGAGGAACAACAGGTTTAATTGTTGCTGCTGGAGGTGGTGGCGGTGGAGGAAATGAAAGACAATCTCTTGCTGGAGATGGTGGAGGAGGAAATTTAAATGGTACTGCTGGTGCTGGAGGTTCTGGTGGAACTGCTGGAGCTTCAGGAACTACTAACGGTGTACAAGGACAAATAGGACCACATTCCGTAGCTGGATCAGGAGGTGGTGGAGTTAACGGTGGAGGTGGCGGTACATCGCCAGGCGGAGATTTTACTGGAGCAGGTGCTGGTGCTGGAGGAACTTCTACTGCTGGAACAGGAACGGGAACTAATGTAGTGAACGGGTCAACTGCTGCCACAAGTGGAGGAAATCCAGGTAATGACGGTTATACTTCTTATAACACTTCTAATTATGGAAGAGGTGGAGGTGGAGGAGGAACAACTTACCCATCTCAGATACCTGCAAATCCAGGATTAGTTGTGATACGATACCCAATTGAGTACCCAGGATAATGATATGCCATTAAGAAATGTAATTATAAGACCAGGATTTAATAAAACAGACACTCCATCAGGTGCAGAAGGGCAATGGATTGATGGGGACTATGTTCGTTTTAGGTATGGTCAACCAGAAAAAATAGGGGGTTGGACAGCGATTGGACAAAAAACAATGTCAGGACCAGCTAGAGCACAACATACTTGGACAGATTTAGAAGGTAGAAAATATGCTGCAATTGGAACTTCTAAGTGTTTATACATTTATTATGAAGATGCCTTTTATGATATCACACCTTTAGACACAGCTTTAACAGGTTTTACTTTTGATTCTACAACTGGATCTGCAACTGTTACAGTTAACAAAGTTGCACACGGACTAGATGTAGGGGAATATTTTACCTTTACTTCGGTTACTTTACCAGGAGGTGGAGTAACAGGATATACTACATCTGATTTTGAAACTAATCCATTTGAAATTTTAACTACACCTAATGCAGATAGTTTTACCATTACCATGCCTTCTAATGAATCAGGTACAGGTATGTCTGCTCAAGGATCAGCTTCTGTTAATACTTATGTAGAAATTGGACCTACTATTCAAACTTACGGTTATGGGTGGGGAACAGCTACGTATGGAACAGTTGCTTGGGGAGCAGGATCTACGACTTCAAGCGTGATTTTAGAACCAGGTTCATGGTCTTTAGATAATTTTGGAGAAATATTAATTGCCACCATTAAAAATGGTACAAGTTATACTTGGAATCCAGGAGTATCAAACCCATTAAATAATAGAGCAGCTATTATGACAGGTGCTCCGACATCTACTAGAATTACCATTGTATCAGATCGAGATAGACATGTTATTCATTTAGGAACAGAAACAACTATTGGAAATACTTCAACTCAAGATCCTATGTTTATACGTTTCTCGGATCAAGAAAATTATAATGTGTATGAGCCAACTTCAATCAATACTGCAGGAACATTTAGACTCGATACAGGAAACACTATTATTGCGGCTGTTTCTGGTAAAGATTATAACCTAATTCTTACTGATCAAGCTGCCTATACAATGCAATATGTAGGTACACCCTTTACTTTTTCCATTAGACAAGTGGGCTCTAATTGTGGATGTATTGGACAACACTCAGCAGTATATGCAAACGGAGAAGTTTATTGGATGGGTATTGGTGGAGGATTCTTTAAGTTTGATGGTACGGTTAAACTTTTACCTTCCTTAGTGGAAGACTTTGTTTTCTCAACCACAGGATCTAACGTAGGTATTAACTATTCATCCAATGAAATTGTTTTTGCTTCACATAATTCTTTGTTCAATGAAATTATTTGGTTTTATCCAGCAGGCACTCCCAAAACAAGTCCTGCGGTTCAAAATAATAGAGCTGTAATTTATAACTATGTAGAAAACACTTGGTCTACGATGACATTAGCAAGATCTACTTTTGCGGACTCAACAACATATCCAAATCCTTACGCAACAGCGTACAACGTAACAGGGACACCTACAGTTCCAGTTATTAATGGAGTAACTAATACATTTGGTGCATCTACTTATTATGCTCATGAAGTAGGAGTTAATGCAATTGAATTGAATGGTTCAGAGTCAGCTATCGCTGCATACATTCAATCAGGAGATTTTGATTTACCTGTAGATGGTGATGGAGAATATCTCATGGCCATTAGAAGATTTTTACCTGACTTTAAGAACTTAGAAGGAAATGCTAAAGTAACAATAGGTTTAAAAGACTTTCCTACTGATACTTCAACAGGATCTCCTTTAGGACCATTTACAATTACAAGTTCTACAACTAAAGTAGATACAAGAGCTAGAGGAAGATTAGCTAATCTAAAAATAGAAAATACTGATCTTAATGAAAACTGGAGATTTGGTACATTTAGAGCAGATATACAACCAGATGGTAGAAGATAATGGCAAAGATTAACGTATATATCCCAGAACCTCAACCTGAATACACGCCTTCAGGGTTTAGGCAAATTAACCAGGCGTTAGAAACAATTGAAAATCAATTAAATACTTCTTTTCAAGAAGAATTAAAACAAGAAGTTGAAAGATTTAATTGGTTTTTGTTTAGATAAATGAATTGTAATAATGTAAATCCAATAACAGGTGGAAGTACAGTTGATGACATTCCGTTTTATTTAGCTGTACAGCAAGGTAAAGTTCCTGGTTACTCTATGGTTAATAAATTTGGATATAATGATTCAATT